CCGTCTTCGCAGGCTCAGGCTGGCGGCGGTCACGCGGAGGCCACATTGTCGTTTCGTCCGGCGGCACCGGGCCAGATGTGAACCCATTGTAAAGGCCGGGCGCGGTCGGGGAAACCATCAGGGTGGGGTCAGGGGATCGCAGCGTTGTAGGCGCTTAGCAGCGTTGTGACCCGGCCGTTGAGCAAGGCAAGGTCCAACGCTTCGCCAACCCAGTAGAAGCGGATCCGGACGTTGGTGGGTGCGTTGATGGCGTTGCTGACGTTGCGGCCGAAAACATAGATATTGCCGGCAGCGGTTGTCTGTGATGTGACGGTGTTGCTCTGCGTGCTCTCGTTAATCCTGGAGGAGAATGCTGTGGAGCTGGCGCGGGACATTCCTATAAAGCCGGTAGCGGTTTGTGCGCCTGACGTGGTGGCGGTTGTGAATGCTCGGCTGCGGAAGAAGGCGAATAGCGAGGTTCTGTCAATGCCGAAGTGCGTCGTTCCGGACGTAGTGCCGCCGCCGCTACCCATGTAGGTCCCCGTAGCGGTGCCGGCGGTGTTGACTTCGACCCCCATAGATTGGTTGTCCTGGGGGTCTGCGTTGCTGTTTCGGTTGGTGTTGACGAACTTGGTAGATCCGTTCCCCGCCAGCCCTGTCTTGCGGTTGTAGTCACCGCTGACGAAGTTGTTGTTCGTGGGCGCAGTGCCCACCAGCGGCACTAGGGCGCCGGTCAGCGTGCGGGCCCCGGCCAGGATGCACGAAGCCTTGATGGCGCTCCAGATGCCGTCCGCCTTGCAGCCGAAAACGAAGGTGTTGATGGCGCTGCGAACGCCTGTCTCCAGCGCCTGGCCATCGGCTGCTTCGACCGCCGCGATGTAAGCGGCGGCATCCGTGTCAAACACTTGCCTTCGATCGACTAAGATCACGCGCCGACTCCGGTTAGCACGCCCCGTCGCTGGGGGGATCCATGGCGGGGCGAGGCGTTGTCGGTCATGGTTCGATGCCATTGATCCAGCCCTCGCCTGGATTGAGATTGATTGGGCCGGTTTCGCCTGCATTTTCAATCATGGCGTAAAGCATCGCAAGACGGGCATCGTTAGCGAAGGATGCAGCGACAAGTATTGCATTTCGGTTGACTAGATCATAAAGGTACTGTGCTTCACTGCCTTTAGCAATTTCTTCTTTCGCAAAGGCAACTTTCTGGTCGTAGCCCGGTTCTTGCGGCCACAGTTCGCCGTGAGCACGGGCGGCATAACCCTTCACCAGTTGGCGCAGTTCAGCCTTGCTGCGGCGGATAGTGTTTTCCACGCGCACACAGGTCCCCTTGGGGTGGCCGTTGGGTACGTCAACTAGCTCACCTAACTGGTTCCGGGTAGGACGAAGTTGCAAGCCAGACGTTTCTTCGTCTACCCTGCGAATTTCAGGGTCAAAGGGGATCGGCGTGAATGGCACGACCTCGTAGTATTCCGCCGGCTGATCGTGCACTTGGCCAAACAGGATCGGCCAACGAACGCCCCTTGAGTTAAGGATTTCGTCATTGGCCACAGGAACGTATAGCTTTACGCTCTGGCCTTCCAGTTGTCCGTCGGCGTAGTATTCAACGCCGGTTGCTGGGTTGGTGATGGTTGCAGTCATGATCAAGAATAGCGAATGAGGACAGTGAAAATGTGGCCCGATGATCCGGCGCCAACGCTCACCAGATCAACGCCGACGGTATCGCCAGCGGCGAGCGTGAGCGTCCCGGTGAGGGTGCCCGTCGCGTCGGTGAAGCTGGCGCTGGCGGCAATGCTGGCGTTAGCGGATAACAACGACGTCTTGGTGCCGCTGCGGCGGGCGTAGAGCATCGCCGCGCTGGAGCTGGAGCCGGTAGCAGTGGGCGCCAACTCCCACGTTGCGCCCACCACGGTGCACGCTCGGGGAACGGTGGTCTCGACGACGTTGGTGGCAGCGGTCGCGGTTTCGCCCGTGTTGGAAACGCGGAGTTTGATGGCGTCGGTGAACGTGAGGGCGCCGCTGGTGAGGCTAAGTCCGCCGCTGAGCGGGGCACCTGCAGCGCTGCCGCCGTTGTTGTAGATGACTTGGCCATCGCTGCCCGCTACAGGACCAGCCGGGCCTGGTGGCCCCGTAGCGCCGGTTGACCCGGCAGTCCCTTGGGGTCCGGTCGCTCCGGCGGGCCCTTGAGGGCCAGTGGCGCCAGTCGCGCCCGCCGCCCCAGTCGCTCCCGTGTCACCCTTCGCCGCCAGCAGTTGCCAGAAGGTTGCGTTCGGCGGCAATTGATTCGTGCTATTCGCTATGGCGACGTATGACGAACCCTCATGCGTGACGGCATCAAAGGTCACCGCAGAGTAGGCAGTAGCAGAACTCCATGTCCCGCGCCAATTCGTAGAGCCCCCACTGGGGCCAGTCGGTCCTGCCGGGCCTTGAGGACCAGTTGCCCCTGCTGCCCCTGCCGCGCCTGTGTCGCCTGTGTCTCCCTTGGCCCCCGCGGGACCCTGTGGGCCAGTGGCCCCTGCTGCGCCTGCGTCGCCAGTGTCTCCCTTGGGGCCCTGCGGTCCCGTGGCACCGGTCGCACCAGCCGGTCCTTGAGGCCCAGTCGCACCCGTTGGACCAGCGGGGCCTTGCGGACCTTGAGGGCCGGCGGGTCCTTGTGGTCCAGTGGCGCCGCCACCGGTTCCCCCCGGCTCAAACGGCAGCGACGTGAACGACGTCACCCCATCGCCCACCTTCCGCCGGCCCGTCGACTGCCCCGTGCTCGCGTCCTTCTCGGTCCACAGTTCACCCTCGAGCAGGACGGGATTCGCCGTCTCCATCGCCGCCAAGGTGGCGAACAGCGTCCGAACTCTGGTGCGGATGGTGGTCATACCCAGTCTCCGTTTACGACCGCCTCAGTCGTCACCGGCGCCGGCTGGTCGAAGATCCCGTCGCCGTTAATCACAATCTCGCTGTCGGGATCCGTCGGCCGCTCCAGCGTCACCAGACAGAAAACCCCATCGTCAAGCCTGCGCACCTCGCGCACGTTGTAGATCTCGCCCGCCACCGTCAACGGTGCGCCGTAGGCCAGTATCCCAAACTTTGATGTTTCACACTTCACGCTGTAATCGGTGCTCAGCACCATGTCATTCATCATCACTTCTGTGGGCATATCAAGGATGCCCAAGCCGGAAGCGAGGCCGCTGTCAACAGCGACCCCGAAGTCCTGCAAGAAGATCGTGGGATCTTCCTGGATCATCAGTCCGCCGCCTTGGTGGTCCGGCCCGCCTTGGCGGGAGGACCGGGGATCTCCTCGATGATGCCCAGCTCCACCAGCGGAGCCGCTTCTGCCTCGGCCAGAGAGATGGTGCCGTCCTCCTCGTGGAGGCCAGCACCGTCAAGGATCGGGCCCAGCAGGATCCGATAGGTTTCCATCAAGCTACCGCCGACTTGATCAGGTAACCCGCCAGCTGGCCCGCGATCACAGGCTGTTCGGCCCGGGTCACGGGGAACAGCTGGGACTTGATGTTCCGCTCCACGTACGGATCCTCAGCCAGCGGGTAGCCGTTCAGGTTGTAGGTGTAGCCAAAGGTCGGGAGCCCGTAGTTCTGAACGCTGGCCAGTTCGCTGTAGGCGAGCACGACATCCTTGCCCCAGCAATCGCTCAGCACGGTGCCGGCGTCGTTGGAAAAGACCGATTCACCCACATACCAGTTGGGAATCTCGGTCAGCTCGGAAAGAATGCCGAGAGTCGCGGTTTCGCGGCCGGTGTACTTGGTGTAATCGCGAAGGATCGGGTGATACTTCAGCGAAGCCCACACCGCCGGGCCCATCACGCCCACATTAGGCCGCTTGCCAGTGCCAGCCCGAATGGCTTCCTTGCCGGTCTCGATGTTCGCCAGCGGGTTGCTGACGTTGCTGGTCTGATCAGACCATTGGGCGGTGCCGCTGAGCGTGACCCGGTTGCTGGCAGCATGGTTGCCCAACGTGGTGGCCAGAGTGGCCTGCGCGATCTCCAACCGAAGCGCCATGATGCGGTCGGCGCCATTAAGCGCCACCTGAGCATGATCCAGGTCAAAGCCGGAGTTCATGCCCTCCTCTTGGATTTCAACGGGCACCATCCCTTCGAGCGAATAGTCGATCAGGGCGTACGGCGCGCCGGAGTATCCGAACTGCACCCGGGGGGTGCTAGTCCCCGGAGCGCGGTTCATGTTTGCATACTGCATGAACGCTTCCCGACCGAAGGTCAGGATTTGCCCGCCACGCAAGGAGACATCAACCCTGGGGAACAGGAAGTTGCCCACCAGATCGTTCTGTTGAATGCCCTGGGCAATGGACGTAAGGACCGGGTTAACGACCCGTGCCTGAGCTGGGGTGAGTTGGGGCATTGGTGGTTACCTCAGTGGGGGATGACGAAAACTTCGATCTGCGCGCCAGCACCAGGAGCAGCGGACAGGGCCCGGCCGACGGTGATGCCGGCGGAACGGGTGATGTAGCGACCGGATGCGTCGAACTCGAGCGCTGCGCCAGCGGTGACGGCTGCGCCGGCTTCGCCGATGGCAACCCCCAGCAGAGTCACCGGGATCGAGTCACCACTGGCTCCACCGGTGGCGGCGGGATAGCCAGCCCCGGCAGCTGAAACCGCAGCGCCGGTGATCTGGATGCCCCGGTATTGGGTCGCAGTTGCGGAGAGGGTGATCGTCTCCTTCAGTACTGCAATTTCTCCTACAGCCATGGTCAGTTGCCTCCGTTGGTGGATTGAACCGCCCTGACGGCGGCGGGGTAAGTGGTGCCTGGGTTGGCGGCCTGATACGCCTTCGCAGCCGCATCGAGGGCGGCCAGGTCAGTGCGGGCGTCGATCACGCCGTTGGCCCCGAGGCGCGGAGCGTTCACCGCGTCCTCGCCTACAGGGGCAGCGGCCTGGGGGACTGCGTCGATGGCATCGTTCAGGCGGGCCTGAGCCAGGTTGTCCTGCCGCAGCCGATCGGCGGCCACCACCTGCACAGCGGCCTCGGGGCCGGTGGTGTGGCCGTCGGCGGCCAGCCGTTCGATCAGGGCTTCATGGCCGGGCAGCGACTGAGCACGAACCGCAGCGATGCGGTCCCGCTCACCGGCGGCACCTTCAGCGCGCAGCATCGCCGCGGCCTCCGGATTCTCGGCCGCCCAGTCGGCGGCCACTTGGGTGAAACTCATAGGTCTCCGAAGAGGTAGAGGAGATGCGGAAAGCCGGGTAGCAGTGGCCGCCCGATCGTTCAGTTCCATTATCACATCAGCCAGGCTGCTGATGCCATCAACCAGTCCGGCGTCGATCGCCTGCTGGCCAATGAAGATCCGGCCGTCGGCCATCTGCGCCACCACCTGATCAGCCGGCACCCCACGATGGGCGGCAACGTCTCCGACAAACAGGGAATAGAGGTAGTCCACCTGATCCTGAATTGACTGCCGGCCGGCTTCCGTGAGCGGCCCGTACTGGCTGGCGATGCGCTTGTATCGGCCGGCGACGATCTCCGTCGTCTTGATCCCCAGCGCCTGCTCACGCTGGGAAACGTCCACATGGGACGCCACCACGCCGATGCTCCCTACCTGGTCGACGCCGGAGCTCACATAGACCCGATCGGCAGCAGACCCAACCCAGTAGGCGGCGCTGGCCATGGTGCCATCGCTGAAAGTGGCGATCGGCTTCACGCCTCGAGCGGCCAGCACCGCCGACGCCGCGGCCTGCGTCCCGCCCACCGCGCCGCCGGGGGAGTCCACCATCAGTACGATCGACTTCACCTCCGGATCTTGCAGGGCGGCCTTCACGTCACGGGCCAGCAGTTCGGTGCTGGTGCCGCCGCTCACCTGAGCCATCAGGTTCATGCGCGGCGCCATCACGCCACGAACCGGGATCAGCGCGGCGCCGTCCTGCACCTGGTAACCCTGCGGCGGGTTCTGCAGCTGCCGGCCCAGCCGGGCCTCCACCGCTTCCACATCGATCGCTTCGCCCCGCAGGTGGGCGGCATAGATCGATTGGATCTCCATCAGCCGATCAGGGGCAATCGCCCAGGGCTGGTAGAGGACGTCGAGGATGTTCATGGCGTCAGTCCGTAGGGGGTTCGGTGGGATCGACATCCTCGCCGGGGTCGTCGTCGCTCTCCTCCGGATCGTCCTCGGGGTCGTCCTCGGGGTCCGGCATGTCGGCGGGCGCCGGGATGGCGGGCGCGGCCGGGGCCTGCTGCTGCCCCGTGATGGGGGCCTCCAGCCCGGCCTCCACCCGCTCGGCATGAACCCGGGCCGACGTGCGGTGCTTCGTCTCCCAGTCGCCGCCGTCGTAGGCCAGGATCTCTTCGGGCAGTGTGGTCTGGCCCATCTCGATGCGCAGCTTGGCGGCGGTCGCTTCCTTCGTCGGATCCAGGGCGCCGGGCCCGTCGCCACTCCAGAACGATCCCAGCCAGGCGGCCCTGATCATGGGATCCACCAGGAAGCCCGGCGCGCTGATGTGCCCCATCGCCACGCCGTCGGCGATGATCTCTTCGTAGATCGGCTGGCAGAACCGCGAGGCCTTGCGGAATCGCCTCACTTTGTAGGTGCGCCAGGCATCCATCAGCGCGGCGCGTGATGCCGAATAGCTGGCGTTAAACGCCTTCAGCAGCACATCCCGGGGCATGCCCAGGCCCATGGCAATCTCATTGTTGAACGCCAGAAACGCCCCCTCGAAAGCGGGGTTCGGTCGGCCCGGGGTGGGGCTGGTGATTGTCTCGCCAGGCAGGGTGCTGATCACCCGGCCGGATTCGAGGGTGCCAGACTGGCTCTTGACGTTATCGATGTAGGCGGTCTGAGCCTCAGCGTTGAAGAGGTCATCAAACGCATCGGGGTCCATCTGAGCGAACACCGCCATGGTCGCTGCGTTCACCGCCGCGTCGACCTCGGCGTCGGTGTAGCGGTCCAGCTGCTTCACCTTCGCCAGCACCGACGCCAGCCACGGCACGCCCCGCGTCTGGTCCGGCCGCTCCATGTGCATAAGGTGCAGCACGTTGCGCCGGCCGTTTGGGCTGTAGAACGGCACCTCCCGCCAGTTCACCTGCCCCAACCCGATCACCCGGCCCGGGTGGCGGTCGGCGATCATCACGCTGTAGGGCACGCCGTTCCGCCTGACGATCCCCTGCGTCATCTCATCGGTGTCGACGGCGCGGCCTCTGTTGCAGACCCGATCCGCCTCCACCATCTGCACCGCCAGCCGGTAGGGCCAGCTCGGCGCCCTCGACTTCACCAGCAGGGCGAACACATCACCCGACTCGAGCTCGCTGCGCTCGGCCAGGTCTTGCATCTCATAGAAGCTCTGCCGCTGGTTCACGTCCGCGAACTGCGAAGCGGCCCAGGTGTTGAAATACCGCTCGAACTCCTTCTGCTTGGCGCTGGCTTCGTCATCGCTCAGGCCCAGCAGCTCGGCATCGATCCGGCTCTGCACCGACAATCCGGTGCCCACCACGTAGGTCACCATCGTGCCGACGGCGCCACGGGCGATTGGCGCATTGCGGGCCAGGTCGCGAGACCGTCCGCGCATCTCGCGCAGGTCGTAGGTGATGTCCCCATCGGCATCACGGACGCCCGGCGTCCAGTTGGCGAACCGCTGGCTGTAGGCGCCACCCACGTAGCCACCGGATCGGGCCAGAGCCGCCCGGGCCTGGTCGCGCTCCAGTGCCCACCGGGGCGAGATCCTGGTGATCAGCCGATCGAGCAGGGGCGGTTTCTTCGTCGGTTGCTGCCCCATCAGAAGTTCGGCGCCGGGACCACGGACCGCCCGCGGCGTTGCCGGGCGGTCAGATCCTGCACCCGCTGATTCCATAGCGTGATGCC